CGACTACCAGGTGTCTTATAAGAATTATTCTTATAGAAACTACCCAAATCAATGTGTGAACCTTGCCATTTCGGGGCAATTAGGCGAATACGCCTTTTCACCGCGAACATGCATAAAGTGGAAGTGTTTACAGAACCTCTATAAAAAGGTTTAAAACGCCAAAACCGCTTTATATGCCCAACACCATCCGAGTTCTTTTAAGAACAGAGGAAGTACGGGTCTGATTGTTGAATTATAATCGGATCGTAGGGATAATAGAACATCTTAGATTTTTCCAAAGCCTTAGGCTTATAGAAATTATGCTAACGAAACTATATTTCAGAGAGGACTAAAGTCTTCAAGAATTTTGTTGAATCCAACTAGTTTGCAGTGACTGCAGATGGGCCACGGACGGGATGTTAAGAATGATAGAGCTTACTGAAAAGCTTTCTCATATACTTAGGACACATCGAATGCGACGTGATATGATCACATCCACCAAATTCGACCGGCAACCATTATGGTATACCATAGAAATTTGGCTTGGCTATCTTGAACAGCTTCCTACGAAGCTTACGAGAGTCTTTGGCAACTAAAAGTTGCTAAGAGTTCGCATAAGATTGTTCTAATGAACTAAAGTACGATGCCAAAGGTATCGTATGTATAATACTCGATGATTTATACTAATGAGTATAATGATATCCAAAACCTTTATATCCTCTGATGTCACCCTTCTTTTAGAAGTTTGATCTATTGGTTAATCTGACGAATGATTCGCAGAAGACCCCAACATCGGAGAATGTAGTCTTTGAATAATTTATGATAAGACCTAAATCTTCGTAGGAGCTTATCAATAACGCATACAAACGTTTATCAGCGGCGATGATTAAATCATCACCACATATGTAAACGGGTCCATTCCTTAAGAATGAACGTATGTATTTACCATCTTTGCCATCTTTAACTAAAGCTAAAGTAACAGCGAGGATGGATGCGACTTATAAAACTGGCCAAGTATACGACTGTCCCATCATTGATCCCCTCTTAAGAGGGTACTTGATGTTCTTATGAAGTATAACTTAATCCAGTAATTGGGGATAATACCCCGCAGCTAAATGATCCAGAATGACCTTTACAAGGTTGCATGGTATAGCATCAGATGCATTAGTTAGGTCAATAGACACTAACTTAACGTCCTATGGGAGGTGTTTAAACTTTATAGTTTTATCCCCCTTAAGGATTGCTCGTGAATGTGCATAGTCATAATGACTAATAGTCTCACGCATATGGTAACCTACGTTACTTGAGTGTACGTACCACCTATTCATAATAGGAGTTACAATACGAGTTTTGAAGCCCTTACATGGGATTTAAAGTAACTTTAAGTTATTTACCTTCCATTAGAATGGCAACAAAGAATGAAGCCGCACAGACAGTTCCGGTAACGGAAAGTGTAACATATCAGAGTACTAAGTACTCTCTTTGTGCTCATGATCAGCCTCCTTAGTAAATAATTTACTAAAAGGTAACCCATCTTTGAATTTCTTTAAGAAATCCGCTTGATAGAGACCATACTTCATTAACCAATATTTCTAGAATCCATGATCCTTCCTAGAAGTTTCATATGTTGATCCCTTAGAAATAATTAACCGTGGATGAACCTTGAGTTCAAGAGGCTTAGGGAAGAGGAACCTTAACAAAGGTCCAACGTTCGGAGCTATGAATTCAGTAGATATTAAATCTAAAAACCCAGTTACATCCGGTTTTGGGTCGGGCGGCAATGCACGCCCAAGCCTACTTATTTAGAGACGACTCTAGACGGGTAAGCACATTAAGGCAGTAATAAAGCCTTTATAGACGGAAGGGTGCTATCCAGTGCAAGTTAAACGAATTTAATTCGTAATTTGCTTAAAAGCCTTCAACGCTTCACGATGATCGTAAAGTGCTTAAAGGACTAGTGAGGTAGCGCAGGTATTCAGGTGCTCTGAGAGCATCTTAGTCAAAAACCTTCCATTCTTTTTCGGTTTAAGATCAACCTTAATGATCTCGAGTAGCGCTTACAATAACTTGTGTAAGGCGCTAACAGTAGGAAACACCAAAGCCCGAAGACGGCTAAGGTCCTACGCAGTTGTCGATTTTTTATAAAATCGGTTGCATGACCGCTCAGCAAAGCTAAGCAGTGATTGGCAGGTTCGTGGATACTCTTCGTATCCTCGCTCACTGGTCCTAATCATGACGGTCAACTACCTTTTGTAAGAAGCTTAACTTTTTACAAACACTCGTTATGTCGATTTTC